TACAATTAAGCAAAATTAACCACAAAACTTCATTTTAAATATATTAAAAAGTAATTTGTACCTTTGCGTAATTATAGCGAAAATATGCGAGGTAAACCATTTATAAAAGGCGAATCAACTGGAAGACCAAAAGGAACGCCAAACAAAAAAACATTAGTATTAGAAACATTTTGCACAGATATAATTGAAGGCGGTATAGAAAGGTTTAACGAATCTATGAACATTTTAGCAGATAAAAACCCTGCAAAGTTTGTTGATTCTTATTTGGCACTATTAGAATATGTTAAGCCAAAATTATCTAGGCAAGATGTAAACGTAGATGCAAAAGGGGAATTATCTATAAAGTGGGAAGAAATTAGAACTTATGATGTATCACACAAAGAAATAAAAGATTAATTATAGGTTGCTCATCCTATTATAAATCATTATCTTTGTATTATGATTGAAATATATAATTGGATAAAGGGTTACGAAAATTTATACAAGGTATCAAATTATGGTAACGTAAAAACTTATAATTGGAGGAACTCTAAAAGAGAAGCTATATTAAAACTAGCTAAAACCAAAGATGGTTATTTGCAGGTAGCTTTACAAAAGGATGGCAAATTAAAATCATTTAAAGTACACAGATTAGTTGCATTAACATTTTTAGACAATCCCGAAAACAAACCGCAAGTAAATCATATTGATTGTGATAAGACAAATAATAAAATAACTAATTTAGAGTGGGTAACCGCCAAAGAAAATACAGCACATTCAATTAAAATGGGTACATTCTCATTTCAAAGTTCTGCAAAATCAATTAATAGATTTATAAAAAGAGGTGAATTAAATGGTGGTGCATTATTAACAGATTTAAAAGTTAAAGAAATTAGAAGTAAATTTGTACCTAGAAAATACACTAGAAAAATGTTAGCACTTGAATATAATGTAAAAGAATCTACAATAAAAGACGTACTTTCTAAAAAAAGTTGGAAACATATTAATTAAATGATACTTACTAAAAAACAAACAATAGCCCTCGACTTACTAGAAGACACTAACACCCGTCAGATAGTATTCGGGGGCGGTTAGGTGCAGGTTCGGCAAAATCTTTTTTGGGTTGTTACTGGATATTGAAGTCAGCGTTAAAATATCCTAAAACACGTTGGTTAATAGGTCGTTCAGTACTTAAAACTTTAAAAGATACTACTCTAAACTCTTTTTTTGATGTATGTACGCATCAAAATATAAAAGTCTCTCAGCATTTTACTTACAATGCACAAAGCAACATAATAACCTTTTTTAATGGTTCTGTTATACTTTTAAAAGATTTAGAGCAATATCCAAGCGACCCTAACTTTGACGAATTAGGTTCATTGGAAATAACTGGTGCGTTTATAGACGAGTGTAATCAAATAACAGAAAAGGCATGGAACATTGTAAGGTCGAGAATAAGGTATAAACTAGATGAATATAACTTGATACCTAAAATGTTAGGTACATGCAACCCTGATAAAGGCTTTATATATCAAAATTTCTATAAACCAAGCAAAGATGGAACACTTGAAAGCGATAAGGCGTTTATCCAAGCACTTGTTACTGATAACCCATTTATTTCTCAATACTACATAGAAAATCTTAAAAGTTTAGATAAGATTAGCAAAGAGCGTTTGTTATATGGTAACTGGGAATATAATAACAATGATTTAGCTTTAATGCATTACGATAAAATTGTAGATTTATTTAAGAATGATTTTGTTAAAGGTGGGAATAAATATATTACAGCGGATATTGCACGATATGGAGCAGACAGAACAGTTATAGGAATATGGAATGGCTTCAGATGTGAGCAAATAATAATTAAAGAAAAGCACAACATTGCACAAGTTTCTGATTTTATTAAGTCAACAGCATCAGTTAAAGCAATACCAATGAGTAACATAATAGTTGACGAAGACGGAGTGGGTGGCGGTGTTGTAGATACTTTAAAATGCAAAGGCTTTGTAAATAATTCAAAGGCTTTAAAAGGCAATTATATAAATTTAAAATCCGAATGCTATTACTTACTATCTGAAAAGATAAATAAAGGCGAAATGTATGTAAACGCAGATATTCAAATACAAAAGAGTTTAAGTGAGGAGTTAGAATATGTTTGGAGGCATAATGCTGATAAAGACGGCAAATTGGCTATAATGCCTAAAGATAAAGTAAAAGAAAAACTAGGCAGAAGTCCCGATATTTCAGATATGTTAATGTTTAGAATGTATTTTGAATTGAAGCATACAGACTTCTTTGTTATATAGCATACTAAAATTTTTAGCAAAAAAATAGTATATTTGTTGTAAATTCTTATTTATGAATATATTTCAAAAAGCAATAAACTCAATTTTTGGGGAAAATGTAACTAACAAATTAAATAAGGCTATCTATCAGTTATTTAATGGTTATTTTTTCACACTAGCTAGAAACAAAGAAACCTACGTTAAAGAAGGGTATCAAAAAAATATAAGTGTTTATTCAGCTGTTAAGTTAATTTCGGGTAAGGCTGCAAACGCAAAATTCTATGCATATACTTATGAGGGCGATAAGATTAAAAAATTACCCGAAACGCATTATGCTAATAAAGTCCTAAAAAAGCCTAATGAAATACAAAGACAACAGCAATTTGTAGAAGCTGGTGTAAGTTGGTTGCAAATTACAGGCGATATATATATTTATAAACTTAAATATGTTACAGGGCAAGACAAAGGCAAAATTAACAAAGCATACTATTTACCTGCTCAATATGTAGAAATAATAGGAGGTGGAATAGCCGAACCTATAACTGGTTACAGAATGACAATAGGGGACCAAAGTGTTGTTTTCTCAAAAGACGAGGTAATACACTTATCTTATTTTAATCCTAACTACGGCATAGATGGTCAACAATTATACGGGCAAAGTCCATTAGAAGCTGCGTTAAATACTGTACAATCGAGCAATGAAGCCACAAATGCTAAAATTAAATCGTTTTTAAATGGAGGCGTGCATGGTTTATTGACGAGTGCCGACAAAGACCAAAATATTTCACCTGAGCAGATGACTCAAGTACAGGAAATGATTCATCAAAAAATTAGCGGTTCAAATAACTCAAAAGGCATAACGGCTACCCCTGTAATGTTAAACTACCAACAAATTGGTATGAGTCCTGCTGATTTGGAAATAATAAAATCTATTCAATTTGATGAGGAAATGATTTTAAAAGCATTTGGTATAGACCCCATATTGTTTTCAAAAGATTCAGCAAGTTATAACAACAAAAAGGAAGCGTCAAAAACATTAGTATATAATGTTATTGTTCCTATACTTAACTTATTATGTGATTTTTATTCAGAGTTGTTTGAAGACCCGAATGTTTATATTGGTTATGATATTTCACATTTCGAGGAAACACAACAAGACTTAAAGACACAAGTTGAAGCATTAGAGAAAGCGTGGTGGGTTACTCCTAACGAAAAGAGAATGAAAATGGATATGGAGTTAAGCAAAGACATATTAATGGATAAAATTTATATTCCTAGTTCATTTGTACCAATTGACGAAGTAAGCGTACCACTTGACGTTACTTTGAAAAATTACGATTATGACAAATAAAGATGTTGAAAGACTATCAAAAGAATGGGAAACATTTGCTGAAAAACTTTATTTATTAGGCTTTAAAAAGTTCTCTCAGGCTTTAAATAAGTCAATACAGCCGTTACTAGATTTTATTGAAACAACAGGCGTATATCCTAGTGAATTAGCTAATTTGTTAGTTACTGAAATACCTATTGCCACTGCGATGAATGAGTTTGTTCTATTGGTTGCAGATAGAACAGCTAAAAACTTTTATAAATCTTATTTAAAATTTTTACCTGATAGTACAAGCGTATCGGTTGGTTTTTCAAGTGAGGCGTTTGCTATTGGAATGAATGAATACCTATCAAGTGTTGGAGCAAAGCATATTACAGAAATTACAGAAACGACTAGAAAATTAGTAAACCAAGCGTTTAAAGATTCTTTAGAAAATGGAGAAACCACAGCACAATTAGTTAAAAGAATTCAAAAATATACAAACGTCGGTAAAAGCAGAGCGATGTTAATTTCTCGAACAGAAACTTTAATGAGTAGTGCTAGGGCAAAAGATTTACAAGCACAGGAATATCCATATAAAATGGACGTTCTTTGGATTCACGATGCACCAAAAGAACCAAGAAGTTGGCATGTAAAACTAAATAGACAAGTAAGGCAAGGCGATAAATTTAAAGTAGTAAGTCCTGAAAGTACCACATTTATGAAATATCCGGGCGATTCTTCGGGCGGTGCTATAAATAACTGCAATTGTAAATGCACACACATTTATAAAATTAAAACAGACGAAGAGGGCAATCCAATCAGTATATGAAAGTACTATTCATAACTTGTATGTATAATAGACCTAAAATAAGCAAATTGTACTTACTAGGTTTAAAAAGGTTAAATCAAATTTACCCACTAGATGTTATTGTTTATTGCTCAGACCAAGAAAGCATTAACCTATGTGAAGAGTTTGGAGTTAAATATTACTTTTATAAGAATTTACCTTTAGGCGAAAAGCACAACGATTTATTTAATCAAGCTATTCAATTTGATGCTGATTATATTATTCATTCAGGCGATGACAACGTAATGAGTAATGAATTATACTTGTTATACTTAGAGGAATTTAAAAAAGATAAAGAATACATAAAAACAACAGGCTTATATTTTTACAAAGGTGGCAAAGTGTTGGAATTTCATCCAAAAAATACATTTGGGGCATTTAGAGCGTTTAAAGTATCAATGTTAAAAGATTTAGTTAGTAACTCGGTTACTTTTACTGATAATGTTTTAATAGGTGGCAAAACTTACGAGCAAGGTTTTTATCATAAATTGCCTAATTATAAAAGCGAATATTACAAAGAAAAAAACAAAGTAGGCAATGTTACAAAGCTAAGTTTAGAATTATACAGCAATGATATAAATGTTGGTTTAGATTTTTCAAGTGAAAGCACACTAAAAGAAGCTAGAGTAAAAGAAACAATCATACAAACAGACAAACCTCAAATTATTGATTTTAAAAGCAATCAGAATATATGGAGTTTTGAAAAATATTATGCTTTATGTACAGATGCTAAAATAGAAGAGATATATAGAATAATTGGCGAAGAGGAAAAAGAATATTTAAAAACCCTATAAATATAGCTTTTTTGTTTTTTGCTAAAAGTTTTAGTAAATTTGTGAAAAATAAA